AGTGCCCGGTACATCCCCGGGCGAGCACTGCCGCACAAAACGCGGCAGTGGCACCCGTAAGAAACGCAAAAAGTCAGCCCAGCTTTTTAAGTACCCGATCTATTGCATCGTATTCGTGCTGCATCTGCTCAAGGAGGCGGCGATGGTTTTCGAGTTCCTCGGTCGAGGCGTTGGCCAAAAAATCGTCGTCGGCGAGGCGTTCCTCGACCTCGCCGATCTTTTCGGCCAGCATCTCCATTCGCCTGCGGAGCAGTTCTATGCGGTCCTTCTTGGAGACTGCCTCGCTGAGCACGTCGGACATCACGTGGTCGGCGACATAAAGCGGCGTTGACAGGCCCGCGCCCAGGGCCAACGCGTCGCTGGGCCGGGAATCAATCTCGATAAGCTCCTGCCCGCGGCGGATGTAGATCGTGGCGATAAACGTGTGGTCGCGTATGTCGTTGATGACGATCTTCTCGACCTCGCCGCCCAGGCCGGCGATGACCGCGGCCAGGAGGTCGTGCGTCATGGGGCGCGGCATGGACTGTTCCTTGATCCGCCGGTCGATGGCCTGGGCCTCGGTAAGCCCGATGAGGATGGGGAAACTCCGCTGGCCATTCTTTTCCTTGAGAAAAATGACCTGCTGATCGCCCAGCTCGGTTATGAGTATTCGCGATATTTCAACCGGCACGTCCACGTTGTTCTCCTGACGCCTCGTGCAAGAGGGATACTATACATATTACGTCTCCCGGCGTCATCCTCAATTCAGAAGGCACAAGCCGGAGGGTGAGGTCAGAAACCTGGTTATTACGACAGCATAAGTCATCCGCAAAAAGTCGTCCGCAAAAGCCCTTGACTTATTCTGCCGATAAGCTAACCTAGATTCTCCGTCCTTTGGGGACGGCTATTCCCCGATAGCTCAATTGGTAGAGCGAGCGGCTGTTAACCGCTAGGTTCCAGGTTCAAGTCCTGGTCGGGGAGTCCCCTTCGGGGGAAGTGTTGCACTGCGTTGCACCAGATTGCACTGTATTACGGGGGTTTTCGGTGATTTCCTGCAACTCTGTGCAATCCCCTGCGATCCCCTGCTGAGCCTGATTTTGCGCCTTTCGTGCGCCGGAAAGTGCGCCGCCTTGTGCGCCGCCTCCAGTCACGAGGTCCGCGTACTCCGTCCGCACCAGATCGTAGTGGCGGCGGGACACTTCAACTTTGTGTCCGATCCACTCTGAAACTTGATATTCCGGCACACCCGCAGCCAGCCAATTTGTCTCTGCCGTGCATCGCATATTCTGGAAAGGCTTGCCGAAGCGCGTGATGCCCGCGCGGTCCATAATCTTGTAAAGAGTGGTTCGCAGGTTTGCCTTGTTCATCGGACGCGATACGACCTGCTCCGCGCCATCTCCGGCCTCCGAGAACGCCTTCAACAGAAGTGTCAACAGTTCTGGACAAATCGGAACGTGGCGGATGCCGCCATGATTGTCTCGCCGGGTCTTTTGAGACCTGACCAACAGGTGCTTGGTTGACCAGTTCACGTCCGCCCACGTCAGCGCGTGGATTTCGCTGGGACACCGCAATCCGGCGTGATATGCCAGGGCCAACACCAACTTCCAATCGGTGTCTGGGCACGTGTCCAACAATGTCTTTATCTCCGCCTCCGCGACGTATCGCTGGCGCGACTTGTCCACCACGTCGGCGCACTTGATCTTGGCAAAGGGATTCAGCCCCAGAACGCGAGCATCGACCGCCGACGCGAGAAACTGCTTTGCCCTTCGGCACTGGCGGCGAACAGTTGCCTCAGCCATGCGCCTGCCAGGACTTCCACGCTTGCAGACTCGCGACCGCAGGAAAGAGGCATAACCCTCGGCATCGGCGACCGTCACATCCGCCAACAGCTTGTCGGCGCCCAGGTACTCAACCAGGGTCCGCTCGGCCTGCTGCATATTACACACGCTGGATTCCGCTGCGTCCGTCTTGCCAGCGATGCACTGCCGCACCCAGGCTGCAACGGTCCAGACAGTTCCCTTGTCCCGGCGAACAATCAGGCCGACGCCTTCGAGCCGTTCCCGCATGATCTCGCCCAGCGAGGCCAACCATGCCGAGGTGCTTTCCTCAAGCGATGTGCGGGTGCGTATCGCTCTGGCCAAATCCTCCACGTATCCGCGGACTTGTTGCGCCGCCTTCTTCGACACGTCACCGATCCGTAGCGTCTGCCGTTTGTGGTTGGCATCGAAGAACTGGATTCTGCGCCTTCCGTTCCGGTCTGTTGCAATGCTCGCCATAGAGCTACCTGCCTTTCGTCACTGATTTAATGGGCGTGAGTTCCAAGCCCAAAACCACCGCGAGCTTGGCGGCGGTGTCCATCGTGATCGACCGCTGCCCCTTGACGAAAAAGGACAAAGTCGATTGGGCAATTCCGGTCATCTCCGACAGCCGATATCGCGTGATTTGCCCCGTCAAGATGGCTTGTCGAAGTTGGTCCTGAATGTCCGGTTTGGCCGTCATGTCGAGGGAATCGTAACACGTGTTTCTCCACTTAGCAAGAAGAAAGCAAACGAGTTTTCATATTTTTGTCACCGCCAGCCAAATTACGCCGCCATGTTACTCTGTTACCGTTGTTACCGAGTTTTGGCATATCCTCTACGCAAGAGCGCACTAAGGCGCTTATAGCTAAAGGCCGGTAACATCGGTAACACCGGTAACAGGTGATCCATCTGGTTCGCCATGTTCGTAGTCTGGCTCGTTCTGTCGCTGGTCAGCCGGCACGAGGACGCCGCGCCATATCTTCACGGTCGTCTTGCCGTCGCGCACCGGCTTATTGTCGTTGTCGTCCAACCCATGCTGCCGCAGTCGCTCGCCAAAGGCACGATTCGTTAGCTGTTCCTCTCCGGTTTCCTTGCACCAGGCGCAGTAGGCTGACCACATCCGTGCTTTGGGCGTGACCCAGCCGGGCCCCAAAATGCACCGTTCGCCCAAGAAGTCACCGATCCGGTCTTCTTCAGCCCTGTACTCGCGTGAGGCCGCCTCTACCTTGGCGGGGGGAGCCAAGCGGATTCTCTGCCACTCAAGGCAGCCACGGACGGTCCATGCCAGGATACCAGGCCACTCCGCTCGCAGCTTGTCTAACAGGTTCTCGTCCTGTTGCTCTGGCAAGAATATGACGGCGAAGGGCACGAGTTTGACCCGCCGCCAGATCGCGTTGGTCGGCTCGGTGATGACCGGGCGGTTGTTGGTGATAAGGATGGTCTTATGGGTTCTCTCAAACGTGAAAAAGTCGCAGCGCATGAACCGTCCAGTCAAATCCTTGTCACCGGTGATGGCCTTGACGAGTTGCACACGGAGTTTTTGACCCTCCTCCGTTTCAGAGGCGACGACAAGGCGCTTGCCCTGGAGCGCGGCAATCTCGGTGGGGTGTTCCTTGCCGCCGCCTTTGCTCAGCACGACGAAATCTTGGGCCGCCTTGAATGCGTAGCCACCCAAAAGGCTCAAGTACGTGTCGATGAAGACTGACTTCCCGTTGGCGCCCTTGCCGTGGAAAATAGGAAAGACCTGTGCCGCAATATCGCCTGTCAGGCAGCAGCCCATGAGCCGCTGCAAGAAAGCGATCATTTCCTTGTCGCCGCCCATGATCTCATCGAGGAACTTTTCCCAGCGCGGGCAGGGGGCGTCGGGAATATAGGGTGCTGGACAGAGTTGCGTGATATACCTGTCGCGGTCGTGCGCCAGCAGAGCCCCGGTACGCAAGTCGATGACGCCGTTGTCCACGCCCAGCAACCACTTGTCAGCATCAAAGACGGTGGGCGCGATGGCCAGCATGGGCTTCGCGCACGTAAGTAATGCCTGAATCCTGTTGGCGTTGTCGCTCTTCTTCGCCCAATCCGCTGTAAGTTTCCGGGCGAGGGCATGTTCGTCGTCAAATGCCGCAGCCTCCGCGTAGATGCTGCGGACGGTTTCCTGTGCCCTGCGTTCGGCTTCCAGGGTACTATCCTTCGCCCATGCCTTGACCATAGCGGTAAACTGCCCCCTTCAATTTCGATCCGTTTGCCATCTCCCGTTAGTTCACTTGGCTTGCAACCGTCACCGGGGCCGAATGCGCTTATCGCCCTTTGAGCGAATTGGTCCAACGCGAAACGATGGCGAAATAGAAACTCGCCTTCGGCGTCTATGTCGTCAGTCGGTATCCGCGCCTCGGGCAAATCGTCTCGAAACAGGGTGTCCTCCCCAGCATTGTGGCCGCTGAGTCGCATGGGATAACTGAAGAAAAGGAAAGTCAGCCTGTGTTTTTCGAGCGTAGAGAGCAGGCAGTCCAGGGCCTCGGCGAGTGGATTCGGTAGGTGCGTGGAAATATCACCGTCGCTGGTGTTGGCGGGCGACGGAACTGCATTATGACCAACCCCCTCGGCCTTTTGTATTTCCACGGCCCAGGCGTCGATAGCCGCCGCCAAAATTGATATTACGCTGCGCTGGCGCGGCACGCCGTGCCTGAGTTGCCAGTCGCCATCCCCCATGATGTTGGAATCCCGATAGCGGACAAAACGAGAAAGCCTGTCCTGGTCGGCAACGGCCGCCTTAAGCCAGTCAATCGCCTTCTGCGCTGAGTCGCTACAGCCATAAACGTTGGCACACGAAGTGAGCATATGGAGATTGTCTGCGGCGAGCTTGGCCGCCCGTCCAGCGGCCTTTTCGTAGTCCTTTACCACCGATTCAGCTTCGCGGGCCTTGGCGTGATCGGCATCTGTCGTTGGCTCGCCCAGCTTCGTGTGAAAATTCAGATTCTTCAGCGCGGACCTGGCCGAACCAAGCGTTCCATCCTCAATTCGTTTGGCCCACTCACGAAACGCGGCGGCGGTTTCACACAAGGCGCCGGCGCGACTGCGAATGGGATTGACATCATCGGACATTCTTCACCTATCGCTTTGGGTCGTCCCGGCGGGGCTGCCGGATAGGTGAAAACGGCAGACCCGCGCGGGGCGCTTGGCCTGCCCGTCGGCGGGCCGTCCCGATTCTTGACACGGATTCTACCGCGCCGTGCCGCATGGCCGAACAGCAATAAGACAAGAACAGCAATAAGGCATTGTAATAACCCATTAACTGGCTTATGATCCGCCTCCAGCCTGTCCGGGCTGTTGGGGAAGTCATTTTACACTGCCTGGCAGGCGTGTTTCCGCTCACAAGGGGCGGTCGTGCTGCTGGCGCCTAAGGCTCTTGTGAGTCTGAGCGGAAGGGCTTTTGAAAGGAAAGCGGTGCTCGCATGGCATATACGGCGCAGCTCGAACAGGTCATCAAATCGGTTTCGTCCGAAACACTGACGGCCTTTTTTCGGGGTACTTGCAGCCAATTCCGCCCCAAGCGGCGGGATTTCAGCCATCATCTGGCCGAAGATCAAGACATGCTCGAATCGCTGGAGGCGCTGGGCGAGATAGAGTTCTCCGACTCGAAACGCTTGATCGTCCTGACCGGCAAGGTGAAGGGCGATATGACCCACCGGCGCAGCCGTTCCGAGCAGTACGACGTGGCCAAAAGAATCGTCAAACAAGACCGCCACGACGCGGCGATATTTGTCTTTTACGACGACCACGACGACCAACGCCGATTCCGCTTCAGCTTCGTAACCGCCATTTATAAAGATAAGGAGAAACGCGAGTTCTCCACCTTCAGGCGGTACACCTATTTCGTCGCGCCCGGACAGCCCAATGGAACCTTCCTGCGCCAAATCGGCCAATGCGGTTTCGATTCGGTCAACGCCATTTTGGAGGCGTTCTCCGTCGAGGCTGTATCGAAGGACTTCTATACCGAAATCGCAACACTCTTTACTGATCTGGTTGGCGGCGAGCGGAAGATCGGCTCAAGAACGCAGAAACAGGACCACCCAACGCTTAAGTTCCCCAAGCCCGATGACACGGAGCGCAAGGAATTTGCCGTCCGCCTCATCGGTCGATTGATTTTCTGCTGGTTCCTCAAGAAGAAGACCTCCGAAGCGGGCGTTCCGCTGATACCGGCGGAAGTCCTGTCCTCGTCGGCGCTGGCCAAGACCAAGCTGTACTATCACAACGTCCTTGAACCCCTATTTTTTGAAACGCTCAATAAAGACCAGGCCCAGCGACACCGGAACTATCGGGACAAACACTGGGACACCATTCCGTTCCTCAACGGCGGGTTATTTGAGGCCCATGCGTCGGATTACTACGAACTCGATAACGCAACCGGGCTATCCGCCAAATACATGAATACGCTCGATGTGCCGGATAATTGGCTCTCTCGCCTGCTGGCGGTGTTCGATCAATACAATTTCACCATTGACGAATCCAGCCCGCTGGATATCGAAGTCGCCCTGGACCCGGAAATTCTTGGCAGAATCTTTGAAAACCTTCTGGCCGAGATAAACCCCGAAACCGGCGAGATAGGAATATCTAACATCACCCCTTACATGACGTTTGAATCGGAGGATAATCATCCGTGCGTCAAAGGAATTGACATTGCTCGCTACGGCCTGAAACCGGATGTTCGCTATCTCAAGGGTAGCATTGCTAGGAATTACATTGCTGACAGCGCTCACGATAAGCTTATTGCGCAAGAGATTATTGCACATATTGACAACCCTGCCCCTCATCTTCTCATCACGATGTTCTATGACACGGAAGGGCGTCTGTTTAACGACACGTGCGTAGAGATAAAGCTTCTGGATCAACGAATTAGCGCCAAGTTTGTGATGGCGTATTACCACTCCACGTTTTCCAACTGGTATGCCCACAATTTTGTCTATAACCGTGCAATTCGCACCATGCACTTTATCAACTATTATGTGACGCAAATTCCACTGCCCAAGGCAGTTCTTGATAATGGATCGCAAGAACCAGTTATTGCCCTCGTGGACAATATTCTTGCGGCAAGGAAACGCGACGCCGGGGCGGATGTGAGCGGATTGGAGCGGGATATCGACCGCCTGGTCTATAGTCTCTACGGGCTCACCGAAGCGGAAGTCGCTATCGTCGAAGGAAGCAACTTGGAAAACAGAGCCGCCCATGAGTAATTTCATCACGAATCAGAAGGATCACAAGACGGTCGCCGGGCGGCTTAGGGCGCTGGTGGAGCATTCGGCGGAGCTTAAGTTCCTGGTGGGGTTCTTTTACTTTTCGGGCTGGGGCGAATTGTACGAATCGCTCAAGGGGCGGGACGATCTTTCGATCAAGCTCTTGGTCGGCCTGGAGGTCGATGAACTGCTCGGTAAGGCGATTGAACATGGAAACGGCCGGGCGGATTCGACGGGTGAGGAAACAGTCGATGCGTTCTTCGCTTCGCTGAAGGTGGCGCTGAATAACGAGCAGATGGACACGAAGGAATTCTATCGCCAGGTTACGTTTTTCCTGGAGTTGATAGAGGCCGGGCGGCTGGAGGTAAAGAAGACGCTTGAGCCGAACCACGCGAAATTGTACCTGTTCAAGATCAAGGCGGCGCTTGCCGGTTTGAATGCGGCCAGATTCATCACGGGCAGCAGCAACCTCACGCGGGCGGGGCTACGGGGGCAGGACGAGTTTAACGTCGAGATAGCCGACTACGGGACGGTGGAGGCGGAAGACTATTTCGACAAGCTGTGGGCGACGGCCTTGCCGATCACCGCCGATGATGGGCGGCGCAAGCGGCTGATCGAATTCGTGCGGAATAATTCGCAGGCGGCGGAAGTGACCCCGTTTGAAGCCTACGCGCTAATGCTCAAGACGTTTGTGGAGCTTCAGACGCTTAAGCAAGTCAAGCCACAACTGACTCGCTTGCTGGAGAGAAACGGCTACAAGCGGTACACCTACCAGCTTGACGCCGTATCACAAGCATTGACGATCTTGGATACCTACAACGGCGTGATTGTGGCCGACGTTGTGGGGCTGGGCAAGAGCGTAATCGCTTCGATGATCGCCAAGAGCCTTGGCGGGCGCGGGCTTGTTATTTGTTCACCGGGTTTAATGGGTGACGAAAAGGTCGATACCGGCGGCTGGAATAAGTATCTCCGGGCTTTCGAGCTTAATTACGATTGGAAAGTACACAGCCTGGGCAAGCTGGAAGATACGCTGGAGTTCCTTCATTCACCCGGCGGGGATGATATCAAGACGGTAATCGTGGACGAGGCGCACCGGTTCCGCAATCAGGACACGGCGGCCTATGAGCAACTTAGCCATATCTGCCGGGGCAAGAAGGTAATCCTACTGACGGGGACACCCTTCAATAACAGCCCGGCGGACATATTTTCGATGCTCAAGCTGTTCATGGTTCCCGGCCAATCGGGGATCACGCTGGACGAGAATTTTGAAGACCGATTCGCGTTCTACAATGTCCTGTTCCGCGATTTATCCTTCATTTCACGATATCACGACGATGCCGATAAGGGAAAAGAGACGCGGAAACTATATGTGAAGCATTTCGATGACAAGCCTATCGACCTGGCCAAGGTCAAGGCCAAGAGCCATGAGCTTGCCGCCGAAATCCGCGCGATGCTGGAGCCGGTTCTGATTCGACGCAATCGAATCGACCTGAAAAACGACCACCTTTACCGCACGGAAGTCACTGAAATCCCCGAAACGCGCGACCCCCAGGAGTTATTCTTTGAACTGGACCCCGGCCAGGCGGATTTTTACCAACGGGTAATCGATAACTATTTCGGCGAGGGCGGGGAGTTCAAGGGGGCCATCTATCAGCCGTTCAATTATGAAGGACGGCCAAGCGGTTCAAAGGAAGAAGACAAATTCACTGAAACCAGCCAGCGCAACTTGTACGAATTCATGCGGCGGTTGCTGGTCAAACGATTCGAGAGTTCTTTCGGGGCGTTTTATGAAAGCATCAAACGGTTTGCAACGCTGCACGAAACCGTGCTGACATTCATTCGCAATTCCGGCGGCCACTATGTTCTGGAGCGCAAGCTGATCGAAAAGATGTACGAGGGCGACGAAGACGAAATCCTTAAGGCGCTGGAGGAATTCGATGCGAGGCTCAAGGCCGACGGAGACCGGGGCGAGCATGAAAAGGTTTATGACACAAACAAGTTCAAGGACAAAGACGGCTTTCTTAAACATATTCAATCCGATCTTGATTTGTTTAAGCGTATCAAGGAAATGCTCGATACGTTCAACTTGGTCAAGCATGATCCCAAGCGCGATCGTTTGGTCAAGGAGCTGCGCCATATCCTGAAAACGAAGGAAACACCCCGTCGGAAGGTGGTAATCTTTTCGGAGTACATGGACACCGTATCGCACCTTGCGCCGGTGTTGAAAGAGGCGTTTGACGGGCGGGTGCTGGAGGTGGCCGCCGGGGGGCTGACGCAAGGGGCGCTCAAGAAGATTTACGCCAACTTTGACGCCAGCGCGCCGGAAGACAAACAGGAAGATGAATACCAAGTTCTGATTGCCAGCGACAAGCTATCTGAAGGCTTCAATCTCAACAGGGCGGGGGCGGTCATCAATTATGACATTCCCTGGAATCCGACGCGCGTGATTCAGCGGGTTGGTCGGATAAACCGTATCGGCAAGAAGGTCTTCAATGAGCTTTTCATCTACAACTTTTTTCCGACCGACCAGGGCGCGGATATCGTCCACAGCCGCGAGATTGCGGCCCAGAAGATGTTCCTTATCCACAACATCCTTGGCGAGGATGCGAAGATTTTTGACGTGGACGAAGAACCGTCGGCGGCTGACCTATTCAAGCGAATCAATAGGAATCCCGACCAGACAGAGGAAGAAAGCCTTCTGACGGATGTACGCAACCGTCTTGACGATATCAAGGCTAAGAACCCCGCCGTCATGGAGCGCGTGGCGAAACTTCCGGCACGTATCAAGACGGCAAAGCAAAGCGGCCAAAACCAGCTTGTTGTTTTGCAGCAAAAGGCACTGGGGCTTTTTGTTCAAGTGGTTGCCGATACGCAGGCAGAGAAACCCACCCCGGAGGAAAGAACCTTCGCCGACATGCTCCCGCTGGTCAAGTGCGCCGCCGATGAACCGCGACTGGCCTTGAGCGATAAGTTCTGGCAGGCGTATGAATCGGTCAAGGTATATCGGCCCGTCCACAAACAGCCGCACACGGAAAAAGCGGTTGACGAGCAGGCGCTTATCAGCCTGAATCGTTTAGTTGACAACTTTTCCGAGGGACTCGGAGACCTTCTGCCATTCGTGCGAACGCTGATTCGGGATATTCGCGATTACTATACCCTGCCCAAAAGGACGCTGCGGACGCTGGCGAAATGTAAGGGTGACGGGCAAGGTAATCTTCAAGCCGCCAAGGATACAATCGAAGAACTCAAGCGGCTATTGGGGACAAACTACTTGGACGTTATCACAAAGGTGTCCAGCAATTACCGAAACAAGGTCATCATCGCGGTCGAGAACGTCAGAAAGTAATTGAGTAGGCCACAAAGGAGCTTAGATGCGCCGCATGTTGCTGACGTTGGTTCTTTCGGCAGCATTCCTGGGCTGCCAGGGCAAGGATAGCAAGCCCCCGCCGACCGCAACCCAGGTCTCTGCATCCGATGTCAGCGTCTATTTCTCGCCCAACGGCGGATGCACGGAGGCGGTCGTGGCTGCCATCGACGGCGCCAAGCTGACAATCGGCGTCCAGGCGTACAGCTTCACGTCGGCCCCGATTGCCAAGGCCCTGGTCAACGCCCACAAGCGCGGTGTGCGGGTCGTCGTGATCTTGGACAAGAGCCAGGAAACGGAGAAATACTCCTCCGCAGACTTCTTGGCCCACGCGGGCATCCCCGTCTGGATCGATAGCCAGCATAAGATCGCCCACAACAAGGTGATGATTATCGACAGCGAGACGGTGATTACGGGGAGCTTCAACTTCACCAAGGCCGCAGAAACCGAGAATGCCGAGAACCTGCTGGTGATCCGCAGCCCGGACTTAGCGGCCCAATACAGAGCCAACATGGATATGCACCTTGGACATTCGGAGCTTTACGCGGGCAAATAGCCGTCATTGATAGGCGAAGCCCCACGAGATGCCATAATCGCAGCCGCTTCCAACTCCGTGAAGCTCTCACGCTATTGGTACTGGAACGCCCAATTAAACACCGCCCCGTTAAAGAAGCTGCCCCAGCCAGTGTTGCCGCCGGGTCTGCCTCCCCCCGTGTTGGCGTCGGGTGTGAACCATGCGGGGTTAATGGTCAGATGGCCCAGGGGAGACGACGACACCGCTTGCGCCCCAATCGCCAGCGTGTCCGAACCCCATTTATGCCAAAGACCCGACTCCACCGGATCGTCGCCAGCCTGGAACGTGAGGATTCCCTGGTCGCACATATACCAGTCGATGGTGCATGCGACAGGCAGCACGCTGGCGTTGCTGTAGTTGGACCAATCGGGCACAAACACGTTGGCCTGCGAGTGGGAGAACGAAGCCCGTGGGGTCAGGGTATATACGCCAGCCATCTCGATGATGCACTGCAAGAACAGGGGCGGGCAGTATGCACCCCCGTTGCCGGTTTGAACCATTGCCGAGGCGCAGCACTTGGCGACCGCGCTGGTCTGCGTCTCGTTGGGATCGTTGCTGTCGTAATAACCCGTGAGGGTTTGCATGTTGGAATAACCCAGGACGCCGTTGCCAGTGCGCAACGTCTTCGTGAGCAATTTCAGACATGCATAGATTTCATTGAGCAGCCACACACCCATCGCGTCACCGGCCTGCGCCACGCCATAGGCCGTTGTCAGCCCGCCCGAGCCGTCGGGAATCTTTCGCGTGAAGCCGCCGGAGTTTAAGCCCGCTTGGGCGCATAGCGTCGGAAAGTCAAAGAATGGAGGCGTGCCGTAAGGGTTGGCGTCGCCAGAGGTTCCCTCCAAGATCGGGCTGGCCGTGGGGTTGATAAAAGAAGTGCATATAGTCATGATCGTGGTCTGGAAGAACCCAATCCCAAAGCGGCTGCCGTAAAACTGATACCCCGGCCCCCAGTAATTCGGATAATTAGGGCCGTTGCTCCACGAGCCGGGGGTAATCGGAGAACCGGCCGGAGGCCGGATGCTTTCGTAGTAGTAGGCGTTGGGCCAATATCCGCCATTGTCATTGCTGACGGGGTAAATACATGCCTTCCACCGCTCGATCAGGGCATCAAAGAGATCTGTGAGCAGCTTGCACTTGGAGTCGCCGTCGATGGCCAGCCAGTCCGAGTTGGCAGGCAGCGGCAAGTCGGACCAGGACAAGGTCATTACACACCTCCAGGAAGGCAGTAGTATTGGATCACTTCGCCAAGGGCCTCAAGCAAGATCATCTGGCCATATTCATTGCGGATCGCCCAGCCATAATTGCTGCCACCGGAGAAATAAGCGTCATTGGCTGTCCTGGCTTTGGCAGGGGTCATGCTTGTGGCTGGGGTGCCCGAAAAATCTTGCTTCAACGGGACGCTTGTATTGCTGGGATCGGAGACGGTGTAAGTCCAAGAGCACGAAGTGCCACCGCCGCCAGACGTGCCGCCATCCTGCGTCAGCCAAACAAGGAAAGCTGTGATAGACGAACCAAGGCGAACAACGGCCCACTGAAGGCCCGTGCCTGCCTTAGCCCAAAGAATCCTGGCGCTGCCCTCGCAGGAACTTTCGAGGCGGTCGGACTCTCCTTGGCATGGGGACGCGTAATGATGCTGGCTGGAGTTCATGTTAACCTGGCACTGAACCGCGCCAGCCAGTACAGCCATGCCACACTCGTTATTCCTTATCGGCTCAAGCGTGATCACGTATCCCGAGGTGCTGGGGTCTATGTCGGTGCAATCAAACGTGAGCGCATTTTGAAAGTCAGCCAGAGTAGCGCTAGCCCCTGGATCAAAAATAGCATTGCTGATCGAAAGGACGCCAAAACGCGCAACGTCGGCACCGCTATTGTGGACCAGCGCCAACGTCTGGCCGTTGCCGCCGACCGACAGGTAGGGCTTGACGCTGTTGACCTGCCTTTCCAGATGCGCCCGCGCCGCATCCGCGAAGGCGTTCCAGCTTGCCGCGCTTGGCACAAACGGCTGGCCGGTCGTGACTTTCTTAAGCGGGTCGCCGATCATGTCCCAATCCCCAAGGTTGCAAAGTCAATCGATTGGTAGACCTTCACCACGTAGGCCGCTTCGGGCTGGAGGATCGCGTTCACATCCGGCACGGACCGCACCCACAGATAATCCCAGCCAGCCTTGGTAGCGACCGTGAAGCCCTCGTAATTCGAGATACACAGCGGCATGTTCGGCTCGCCCGCCCGGCTGCTGCCGCCGATCATCGCCATGCGGGTATTGATGGGAGCGTCGTTTACGTCCACCGGCGCCCCGACCCAGACGAACCTACAGGCCGCGATCTGCTGCCAGTATGTCGGATGGGCCGCGCGATCGGCCGAGAACGTGCCGCTGCCGCTGGTATGGGCTACAAGGCAGACCCAAGTAGTGCTGTCGGTGTCAAGGCGGGTGTTGCCAGGCACATAGGCAGTGGCCGTCGCCCAAGCAGACACCAACTGCACCGGTGTCCCAGCGACGGCCGGAGTGCATGTGCCGCTGGCCGACAACGCGCCGGCATTGGCGACAGTCACAAGCAGCGCGCCGCTCTGCGGGTCGAACAGGAAGTCCGCCGTCCCGATTGTGCCTTTTCGATAAGCTGTCATCCTTGCACCTGTTTTGTATGAATCCTGATCGTGTTACGGTACGGATCACTCCAGCGCCAGCATGGCTCCTTGCCGGGGGCCAGCACCTGGTAAACGATGGTGCCGCTGGCGGCCGACTCGGTTATGCAGTCGCCGGCCTTGGGCTGGACCACCGCGCCGCCCAGGACAAGATCGGCGGCCGTTATCAGAAAATCCCTGCTGGTGAACTGCACCAGCACGCTGTACTCGTTCTCGATCTGGAACGTGGTTGCGCCGATGGTCGCACTGACGGGCACGCTGGCGGCCGGGGCGCCGGGCCGGGTGTACATCACCACGGTGGTCATGTTGGCCTTCCGAACGCCCGAGAGCCAACTGGCGGCTTGTGCCAGCATGTCAACCACGAGGACGCTCCTGTCGGGCTATACGGTGCTCAGGGATGCGCCGTCGTTGAAGGCCACCGACCATCGCTTGTTGGAACCGTTGACCTTGGCGACAAGCAGCACAGCATCGCCCGCGTCGTTAAGGGTGATCGTGTTGTTGCCGGTCTGGTTGATCGTGGTGGCGACGGTGATAACGCAGTCGCCGCCGTCGGTCTTCATCCCCAGCAGCAATTCCTCGCCCTCAAAGGAGGGAGCGGCAATCGTCCGGGTCTCTGCGGCGGCGGTCACAATGTCCACATGGCCGCTGGCCGTGACGGGAATCGCGCCGGCGTTGCCCGGATCGGCGATGTTGGTCGTCTTGGGGTTGCTGGCCTGCGAGGCGATGCCGTCCAGGCGCACTCGCACTGTAGCGTCGGCGTCAGCAGCAACCAGGACGACCTTGCCCAATTGCTTGTTGCCGACCGAGGTAGCCGTGGCCTGGTTCGCGGTGGCGTCCCAGTAAACCGTGGTTCCCGCCGCAAGGCCGCTGCCGCCCGCGGTGGACTTAGGGAAGTCGTAAATACCCTCGGTCGCAAGAGCGCCGAGAGTATTGGCCGGGATGTCCAGCTTGGCCACGCCCACAAGATCGCCCTGGACCACCACCTGGCCGGCAAACACCGCCGCCGATGGTGTGTAATCCACAATTTCGTCGCCTTGTATGTACCGTGCAAAGTTTGCCATGATTCATTCTCCTACGTTCATTTATGAACGTGTCAGTTGTTTGCCTGCGTTATGCCGCGTCGCCCTTGGAATAAGCCGCGCCGCGGAAGTCTTCCAAAGCCACGCCCCAGTCCAGGAACGCCCGGAACCGGATGCCCAAGACCTCAAAGTTTGGCTCGCCGCGCTCGATCACCGGCTGCTCGATGCCATTCAAGAACCCGACCTCGATGGCCGGCAGAAGCATCGGGTCGGCGAACAGGTAGTAAGCCGTCGCCAGGGCGTTGGTGTTGAACGCGGTGCTGCTGAGGTACTGCGAGGACACGACCTCGAACAGTTCGCCCAGGACGTTGTATGAAGACGTGACGGTGCTCTTGCTACCCGTGGTGGCGATTGAAGCGATCAGCGGTGTTTGCTTCATAAGCGCGATCGCCGCCAGCTTCAACTGCGTGGGCACCACGAGAATCTTCGGCTCCACATTGAGGGGCCGCCCGTTGGGCTTGGTCTGCAAGAGGAACTGGTTGTACAGGGCCGACAGGCCCGCAAAGCCGAACTGCGTGCCCGCGCCGTCCAGATAGTTCTTGTGGCCGCTGGAGAAGAACGCGACCGGCGTCTGGGGCGGGTTGGCCTGCGCGTCCTCGACGGTGCTTGGGTTATTCAGCAGCGGGGTATAGACGGTCTCGGCAATGCCTTCACCGGCGCCTATGCCGAAGCGAGCCGGAAGATCGGCGAAGGCCGACATGTCATCGTTGACTATCATCTGGCGGGACAGCGTGATGATCGCGCCCTCCGTCCCGGCCTGAATCTGGTATGCCTGCTCGCCAAGCTGCACATTGGAAAGCTGGCCATCGGGGCCGACCGGCTTGAACTTGAAATCCTCCGTCATCCGGTAGCGATAATGCGGCTTGAAGTCGTTCAAGACGCCCTTCTTGCAGAACCGCTGCCATGCCTGATCGACGGCGTTGTACCTGTCGAGCATGACCTTGTTGGCGATGTTGGACAGAAGGCCCGGCAGCGACACCGTGCTGAACGCCGCGCGGATGTAATCGTTGGGGCCTATGGACCAGGGCGGGAGGCTGCGGCCCTCGGCGCTTGCGCACAGCGAGAAGAACTCCCGAATGCCCATCGCACGGTGCTTGTGCGCGATGTCCATCGCCTGCTCGCCGTATGCTTTGACCATTGAGGCATCGTCACGCACGCCCGACGCCACCAGGCCGCAAGCCTCGATGGTCTTTGCGTCGGATATGCCTTCGTGGACGATGACGGCCGGGGCGGTCGGGCGGCTGGCTCGCAGATCGACAAGCTGAATCTCCGTGCCGATCCGCTCGGAGTCCCAGCCCTTCTCGATCGCGCTGGCGGCGATATCGGGGTACTTCTTGCCGCAGAGCTTGTCGATATCGGCGATCCGCTTGTACTCGGCGGCTGCCGAGGCCCGGATTTGATTGAGGTCCGGCGCGGCTTGCCCTGAGCTTGTCGAAGGGGCGACGCTCGCTGCGGATGCTTCGATCTTGGCCGGGGCGCTTGGGGCTGTGGGGGTTTGGGTCACGGTGTCGGTCATGGTGATCTCCTGTGCTGACGCAGCGCCCTTGGCACTGGCAGCGATGGTTGTTGACGATGATGTATCAGCGCCCAGCGCGGTCACGGAGACCTCGCCCAGGGCGAATTTTCTGGCGACGATAAGGGGGCCTTGGTGATCGGCGCCGTTGACGTTGACCTTGGCGCCTTCGGGCACGTACTGGCGGGCGAGGACGCGACCGCCGATGGACGCCTGCCAGGGGAAGCCGTTCTTGCTGTTGGCGACGACCTCCTTGGCGGCGGGACCGGTGCCGGAGACGACGCCCGCGATATCAATGGACGTGCCCACCAGCACCTTGTCTGTGTGGCCTACCACATCCGCATATTGATGGTCTTTCAGGACGGGGATGTTCTGCGAGTGGGCCTGCACGCCCTGTAAATCGACTACGACGGGCAAGCCCCAGTTGGCAAGGCTCATCGGCCCGCCGTTGTAAGCGTTAATATCGAATCGCGGGAGCTTCACGCTGCCGGCGCCATCGGCGGCGGAGGCGGTCAGATTCAGCGGTGCCACAAACGCAAGCTGTCCGTCGGCGGGCGCGGAGGCTTCAAGATTATCAGTTGTCTGGCTCAATCGTCTTCCTCCTCTGTTTGCTCTGGCGAATCATCTTCCTTGTCGCCGGTCTTTGCGGCGCTGGGGGCCGTCCGGTCGTCAGGCTGGGGCTTATCGGATTGGAGCGCGGGCTTGGCCTCCTCAGTCGGCAGGCCCAATTTCTTCATCAAGGCAACTTCCTTGGCACGCTGGCGAATCTGCACTTCCCAGTCCTGGCCCTGCTTGGCGTATTCCGTGGCGAGCGTGGTGGTATTGCTGGCCAGACGCTGGGCCTGGGCGTTTGCCTCCTTGGCGGGATCGACGTGCTCGCGACCGTCCCAAAACCACTGGTGGGGATACTCAGGCAGGGCGCGGGCGGCGATGGGCAGGTAGTCGCTGACGAGGATGGCCTCGGCCAGCCATGCCTCAAATATGCGATCCATCACCAGTTCCTCGCACTCCAACTGCTCGACGCGGATCATGCGGAAGTATGTCTGGTGGTCCAAGCGCCCCGATGCGTAGTTGTAGCCCGACGAATCGCCGGCTGCGATGTTGTAGGGGACGCTCATGCAGCGGGCGTACTCGCGGATCAACTCGCACTTGAACATCTGGTACGTGGTGGAGGGGTGCTTGGGGTCGGTCTGGCCAAGCGTCCAGCCTTCAGGAAGCGTGGTGGCCATGTTCCGCGACAACTCGAAGCTGTCGCCGGGCACGGTCGCCGCCGCTCCGTTGGCAGGCGCGTTGGTTTGCATGACCATAGCGAAGTTGGCCGCCGATTCCGCCGCGTCCAGCGTCGCCAGCGTAAAGCGGCGAAGCTGCGCGAGGATCGGCAGGCCGGGGGTGATCTCGGGAATGCCGCGATGCTGTCCCGGCCTGTCGGCTCGGAACCAGTGGATCTTGACTCGCTCGACCGTCTTGGCATGAAGCTGGGGCCACTTGCGGCGATATTCCTCTCGCATACGCTTGGCGTAAGCATTGTCGCTGCCGACCTTGAGCATCTCACCTGCCAGCAGCAGCGTGGCAATCGTGGCCGGGCCGGAGTCCAGGTACAGTTCCAGCCACCCGTACGGGTGCGCCTTAATTACGAAGCGTTGCGGGGTATTGGCCAAGTGCCAGCCCAGGGCGCAGGAGTAGATCGACACGTCATTGCTGTGGATCGCCCCGACGCCACACTTGGCCAGGATGCGCTCGACGGTGAAGTTGCCCGAGCAGGCGACGTAGACCGGCAGGCCCTTCCACTGGCCTGTCGAACTGGGCAAAGTAGCGGTATCTACGAAAAAGCCCCTGAAGCCGGCTGGCTGCCGCATGTGTGCCTTTGTCTTTGCGGCAGGCGTAGCTGTGCGGATGAAAATGCCTATCCAGGATCGGTTCCAGCACGTTCATCAATGCGTGATGCACCACGCGGTCGCGGTATGGTGCGGCGGAGATCAGCCGGGGCTTGGGACGCATGATCCAGTGCGTCGAGAATTCGCCTGGGCGATAGGTTCCGCCGGTCAGTTCCATCTGAATGGCAACAAGTTGCCTTTCCACGTCGAACTCGAACCGCTGGACTGCCACGCGGTCGCGTTTGCCACGCCGGGCCTTGCGGGCGGCCAGCAGCAGATTGTCCCAGGAGATAAGTTTCTCCCACAGGTTTCCGTATCGCTTCATGCCCGCCCGCCCTTGCTGGCCAGCCAGCCGCCGATCTGCGCCCCGATGCCTTGCATTACCGTTGCCGCATGTCGTAGCTGACAAACAACTTTGACAGCACAAACCGGTCGGTTGTGGCGCCGTCAAGCGCATTGCGTCCGACGTAAACCATGTCCCCGCCACGACCATACGTGTTGCCCGCGGTGACGATGATCGTGTCCGCGTGGCGTTCGATCACTTCGCCCGTGACCGGATTGCACAGCATCCCGTTGGCAAGGGCCGCGTTGACGCTGACCATGACGTTGCCGTCCGCCGCGTCCACTTCATCGAACAGGAAAACACCGCCGTTGCGGTAGATACGAATGAAGGGCGATTCGACGTATGCCCAGGAACCATCCGCCTGTGGCAGCATCCGGCCGAAGATATGCGTTTCGGTGACACCGGCGGAGAGGCTGATAAAGGCGAAGCTGCGCTCAAGGGCCTTGGCAACGTGCTTCACGAGTGTCGTCTTGCCCGTACCGGCCGGGCCGACGAGCATGATATTAGTGTGGCCTTCGGACACGAGGCCAAGCACTTCCTTGAACTGCCGGTGGGTCCGGTCGGTTAAGGTGACAGTTTTGATGTCACTCGTAACCCCGGCCACCGATGGCAACATCTCCTTGGGCTGCGTACTGACCATCAACACCCAGAGACGTTGCCAGGTCATACCGGCTTCGTGGGCGAGGACTTGGAGGCTTTCACCTGCGTTGCGTCTTTGATGAAAAGTTGCGAGGACTTCGGGACTAATGGTAGAATTGATCGCGTTCATAGAAACTTAACCTTTCTGTGGACGGGCCAACGTGGTGCTCGTAACATCGCGTTGGCCAAGTTTGTTTGTGGAAGTTGGCCCCAACCTTTGGAGCCTGTCTTGAATTGCACTTCACCGCCAATGTAGCCATTCGTCTGGGAAGCTGGTCCCTTCCGCAGGAGGTCTTCTTTGGCCGCTATCGTCGGGGCGTGGTCGGTTAGAAGATTCAGTTCGGCCCGGTTGCCCGGATTAGCCTTCCGCC